CAAAAATACTGATAGTAAACGAGCTCAAATCAACTCGTTTATTATGAAAATGGTCCAACTCATCCGCACTCCAGAAGATGCGGCTGTGATTGGACCAATTGTGCAGGGATTCTTGGAAGTGAACGTCAAAAATGACGAACACTTGGTTCGTGTCGCACAAATTGCACAACGAATCGTGTCAGTTGGGGTCAAATCCAACGCATCATTAGAGGGATTACTATCAGAATCAGAGAAGGAAGCATTACTTAAGGATATCACAACGGAAATCAAAGACCTTCAAGAAGATGTGAAGGACTTGGATGATGTTTTTGCGGAGAAGTAAGTGTCATCTTTTGGACCAACTGCATACAACATAGATATCAACCAACTGGGAGCTTCACAGTTCCCAAGATTTGCTGTATCACAACCAACCCCATATCAAGACGGATTAGTTGAGGATGTTATTCTAAACGAGTTACACCCACAATACGCAGCTGATGGAAGTAATGTAGGTATGGTGCAAGTACGATTCATTCCAGGTGACCGTGGTGTTCCAAAAGAAAAATTAAACTGGGTAGCTCCGATAGACTCCAGTATACGAGAATATCCGTTAAAAAACGAACTAGTATTGGTGTTTTATTCATTAGGTAGATTGTTTTATACCCGTAGAATTAATTCTACAAACAAAACCACGGAAAGTTCTTGGCCAGGATTAAGTGAACGATTCTCGCCACAAGTTCGATCGGACAATAGAAGTGATGCAGCTCAAATTGCTGCACAAGGTGGTACTCCATATCGTCCGTGGGGAATGAAACAACAATTTAGTTTGGGTGATGAATTTAGTGAAAATCCTGCAGTTCGTATGGTTCGTCCAAATGAAGGTGATTTAATCATACAAGGACGATTTGGGAATACTGTTCGGTTTGGTTCTAGTTTGTTCAGTAATCCAAATACAGCATCACCACAACCAAATCTAATATTTTCGGTTGGGCAAAGTCCAAATAAGGTTACATCTATTGATATTAATAACGATGGTACTAACGAAACTGTTGCTGGGGGTCCATACGGATTAACCTACGAAGATATTAATAAAGATAAAAGTAGTTTTTGGATGGTAGTGGATGAAAAAATAGTACTTGACCCCGCAACCAAATCTACTATAGCGCACCTACGGTCAACAGAATCATCCGACTCTACCAAATACACCGGGGCACAGATTTTTCTAAATTCTGATAGAGTCATTTTAAACAGTAAAGTAAATGAAATATCTCTGTTTGCAAAGAAAGAAATAAACTTAAGTGCAGTAGAGTCAATTACGATAGATTCAGCAAAATCAGTGTTTATTACGGCAGAACGAGATATTGAAATATCCACGCCCAGAGATTTGGTACTCTCAGGCCGTTCTGTTAGTATAAATGTGACAAATGATATAGCTCAGGGAACCTCAGGAAACTACATAATATCGGGTAAAAAGATATTTATAGGGGCGTCACCAAACGATACAACACAACCAATGGTGTTGGGCGGTGAGTTGGCAGCATGGTTAAGCGATTTAGTTCGAGCATTATCAACTGCTACAGTGTTAACATCTACCGGACCGGCGTTCTTTAATCCAACGGTTACCGCAAAGTTGTTCGACTTGTTAGGAAAACTTGGTGTACCTGGTATACCACAATCGGCTATATTTAACAGTACAAGTAATTTTACTTCTAAAACTAACGACTGATTATGGCAATACCAAGTAATTTATTACCCATAAATAATCCGATTAGAACAGAGGTAGAGGAACTTCCAACTATATCACTACCAACTGCTGGTGTTTCGGGAGTACCAAGTAATTTACTACCAGTTAACACCAGTAATATTTCTGGTTCGTTCCAATCGTTGGCGGGGAATATACCGACAGCTAATATACCCGAGATACCACAGTTCTCAATACTAAACACGGTTATACCAGATAGATTATTTACTACGGGAAGTATTGACCAAGTTAGAGCACGAACCTTAAATGCAGCAAGTACATATACCGGTGGGTTACCAGCATTACCAACGCTTCCAACAGTAAATTCATTTATACCATCAAGACCTCGAATACCATCATACGGTCAAATTAAGAACTATATCAAAACTAAGATAGACAGAATTAAACAACGAAGACAACAAGCATCTGTAAAAGCATTAGATTCAGAACTTAAAAAACAAGAAAATCCGTTCAAGTATAGACAGTCGTTAAAAAACCAAGAAACAAAAAGCACGGTTCTTGGACGATTTAATAACCAGTAGAGGGTAATAATATGGATAAAGCATTATTCAGAGCGTATGTCAAGGAATTGGTCAAAGAACAAATTGAAGAATCGGTTGAAAAAGCCGTAAAAAAGATTCTTCCAGAAGTTCTTGGGGAAGCTATTGCAGAAATTAAGAGTAGTCAACCAAATAAGGTAAACGAAGCAACTACTTCTAAACCAAAACTTTCTCGTAGTCAACTAGCTGCAATGATGGGACTAGAACGCCATGGTGATACCATTACGGCAACATCAAAGAATGTGGGTCCAGTAATGCAAGCTCCACAAGGTATGACTGAAGATAATCCTACGCTACAAGCTATCAATAGAGACTATTCTGCTCTAATGAAAGCAATGAAGTTGACCTGATTGGAGATATAAATGGCTCAGAAGTTTATTGGTATCACATTACCAGTTCGGTTAGGACAAACAGGAATGTTTGACCAATCAACAACGGTAATTCAACAAGTTCGTTCTAACTTTAAGAATTTGATTCTTACGAAGAAGGGAGAACGGGTTGGGCAACCAGATTTGGGGTGCGACTTGTGGAAAATATTATTTGAACCATTAACTGAAGAGACATTAGAAAATGCTCGATTAGCAGTAGCGGAAGCAGTAGACCGGTGGTTACCATTTATTGAATTAATAGATTTTCAAATTACTAAAACAGATGATGAAAATATTATCAGTATAAAATGTTTATACAGATTCAGAAATAACCCAAATGTAACCGACCAAATAACATTAGCAGCACAACAATTTGGTGCACCAACAGTTGGGTTTACAGAAGTTCCAGAAGATGCTGTACCTACACAAGCAGAAATTACAGCGCTTGAAAACGCTCGTCGTATTAGAAGACTTAATTAATTTGGAGTTTTAAATGGCAACAAATCAATCAGTAATTATACAACCAAGACCAACTGTCAAGCAAATTAATTATGTCTCAAAGACGTTCACGGACTTTAGACAAAACTTAATAGAATTTGCTAAAGCATATTATCCAAACGCATACTCAGATTTTAATGAAACTTCACCTGGTATGATGTTTATTGAAATGGCATCATATATTGGTGATGTCCTTTCATTTTATATTGACAATCAATTTAAAGAAAACTTGTTAGCATATGCTGAACAACAAGAAAATGTCATTTCTATCTCACAATTCCTCGGATACAAACCAAAATTAGTTTCACCGTCTACAGTTGTAGCAACATTATATCAATTAGCACCAGCAATACTTGATAATGGTGTTTATGTACCGGACCCACGATATTTGATTAAAGTAGCACGGGGAAGTACATTCACTACAAGCGGACAAACCTCAGTTCAATTCAGATTGGGTGAGGATGTATATTTCTCAGACATTACCGCAGAAAACTATATAATTAATACATTTACTGGTGGTGGTAATCCTGACACATTTATTGTTAGTAAACCGGCCTTATTGGTATCAGCTGAAGAAAGAACAACCACATTTTCTTTTGGAAGCGCACAAAAGTTTACCTCTGTACTAATGCCAGAGGAATCTATCATTGGTATTGAAAGTGTGGTTGATTCGAACGGTAATACTTGGTACGAAGTTGACTACTTAGCACAAGATGTTATTATGGATGACCTAGATGTTACTGATAATGGTGAAACAGGAATTTTACCATCATCTAAGTTACGACTTCGCAGAGTTCCTCGCAGATTTGTTACCAGACTGAACAGAGATTCACGAATGGAATTAGTCTTTGGTTCGGGAACCGATAACGAAGCCGAAGTAAATACGACATTAGACTCTAGACAAGTAGCAAATTCTCAGTATGGAAATACTATAGAAGATACATTAGGTAATGTAGCTATTAATAATGTAAACTTTCTTAATAGCAATGCTTACGGAATAGCTCCAGCGAACATAACACTAACAGTAACTTATTTGGTTGGCGGTGGGGTAAATGCCAATACTCCTTCCAATACAATTAATGTTGTAGCTGAAACAACCACATTAAATGACACAACGGATTATACACAAGCAGAACTTAGTACATTTAATGCAGCAGTGCAAAGTATCACTATTAACAACGACCTACCAGCTACTGGCGGTGGTGAAGGTGAATCTATAGACGAAATTCGTGAAAACGCATTGGCGTTCTTTAATGCACAAAATCGTGTAGTTACTGTAGAAGATTATGCAGTTCGTTCTTACGCACTACCTTCACGGTTTGGTCGTATAGCAAAAGCCTTTGCAGTAAGAGATGAACAGATTAACAGAATATTAGCAGCACAAAATGACAAAGTGTATGTAGATAATCCAGTGCGTCCAAATGTAATAAACTTGTACACATTAGGATATGATACTAATGGTAATTTAGATGAATTAAATACATTGGTTAAAGAAAATTTAGCACGATATCTTGAACAGTTTAGAATGTTAACCGATGATGTTAATATTCTCGATGCATTTATTATCAATATCGGCGTACAATTTGACATCTCTGTACTAAGAAATTACAATGTAAATGATGTTGTCGCACGAAGTATTGGGGCTGTACAAGATTTCTTCGATACCAGTAAATGGAATATCAACCAACCAATCATCTTAGCAGATTTGTCATACAGTATTGGATTGGTAGAAGGGGTTCAAACAGTAAAGAATGTACGTATCTTTAATAAGTACCAATATAGAGATGGTACTGGGTATCAAAATTATAGATATGATATCGATGAAGCAACAATTAATGGGGTTATCTATCCAAGTCTCGACCCAAGTATCTTTGAGTTGAAATATCCAACAACTGATATTATAGGAAACGCTACCCAATGAGAACCATATTAACCGCCAGTAAAGATACTACATTATACCAAGCGTTTGTAAACAACAACGCTGGATTAGATGAAATACTTGAAATAGGTAAGGTCATAGATATATCCGAACCTACTAGCTCGACTGCATATGCAACTGGTTCAGCGCGGTCGTTACTATATTTTGAATTACCAACCACAGCAAGTGTACCAGCAACCGCTAGTTATTTCTTGAACTTAAAGTTAGCAAATGCAGATAATGTTAAGAGAAATCAACAAATTCTTATTTATAAAGTTTCTCGGTCGTGGGATGAAGGTAGTGGATTCTTTTATCAAGATATAGAAAATGTAGAAGACGGTGCATCGTGGGCAAGATGTACTTCTGCGGTGTCGTGGAGTAGTGCGGGTGGTGATTTCTTAACGGGGTCAACTAGCCAAAGTGTCGTTCTATCATCATACCCACTTCAAGATATTCGCGTAGATGTTACAAACATTCTACAACCATTCGTTAGTCAATCTATACAAAATACCTTTCATGGGTTGGGATTACGTTTTCCAATTGCTGATGAACAAGATTCTACAAATAAAGGAAATATTAAAATATTTTCAACACAAACGCATACTATACATCAACCAACATTAGAAGTTGTATGGGAAACACAAACAGTAGTCACGGGAAGTCTATTACCAATTTCAACACTAAATGTAAAAGTTGTTGCATCTAATTTACGAGAAACATATACAAAAGGTGATGTCGATAAGGTAACTTTGGTAGTTCGTGACCAATACCCATTAAAATCATTTGATTCTGTGCTACGATATAAGAACAAGTATTACTTACCAACATCATCATATTTTTCTGTGGTCGATGTACAAAGCAACACAACTGTTATACCATTTGATAACTATAGTAAAATAAACACCGACGCAACAGGATCGTATGTAATTCTCGATACAGCACCACTATACCCAGGCAGATTTTATACATTAAAATTAAAAGTTGTAAACGGCGATTATTCTAGAGTAATCGACACCGACACTCTATTTAAAGTTAAATAATTTATGGCAACAACATTTTTATCAAGTAGTGTTAGTCCAGATAGTGGAAGTATAGTCAATAAAGAACAGATTGATATATCATTGTCTTTATTTGATGTGTCAGCATCTGGACAAAGTGCATCAATCCATACTAATTATTCGGCAACAGTGCAAACCGTGACGTTGCCCGAAGAAGGATTGATGGACCGTAGTGTATATTACACTCCAATTTACAAAGAAAAGTTGGACTATAATGTATGGTTAACCAGAATCAATAAAAATTTTGAAGAGTTAGACTAATGGCAGAACAGCAAAATTACCAAAGTAACCTACAAGAACTATCAGATGCGTATACTAGATATACGGTGTCTCGTATTATAGCAAATAAAAAAGATGATTTACTTGATATGGAGGTTCCGGCGGATTTTTCTGAAGCGTTACTACAAAATAATGTTGAAATTAACTTATATAGTTTATCCGATAATTCTATAATATTTTCAGATGTTGTGCGAAATGTTAGTGGTTCAATCTTCACCGAAACATTACAATATAATGACAACAGTTTGCGTAAGTTATTATATATTGATTTTGCTAAAGTACCAGGATTAGATTTACCGTCTGGACAATATTCAGTTACACTTAACTTTTTCGCAGATGAAATCGGTGCATACGACAATAGAATCTTAAAAGTCAATAGAATATCAACATCACGCACCGAAGTAGAATTAAAATTAACCGATACCACACAACAAAAAGTATTAGAACAATTTGCAACCCCATTGATACCAGCAGAGTTTATAAAACCAGTATTACGTCAAATTTTCAATCAAGAAGGTGCAGATGATTTGGTGTTACCTACCAGTCCAATAAAGATTGATAGTTCGTCATTATATCAAAATTTTGCAAGTGGGTCTGGAGAGAAGTTAGTTCAATATAATTTTGACGATGATGATGGAAGTCGTATCGGTATTAATACCATCATGCAAAATGTACTTGATGATGCATATCCAATTGCATTACAAACTGCAGAAGATATGATATTTTTGTCGAGCAGTACCTCGTTTACTGAAACTGAATTGTCCAATTTGGTAGTGAATGCAATAGACATCGCATATGATGCTGCATTAGATGATGAAGCACAAAATCCACAAAATTATCGGTTTGACTTAATATGAGTACCTACAATATTCGTGAAAAATTTTCATATACACTAGCGTCTAGTAGTATTGAATATATTAGAAATTACAATTTTAATACAGCTACAGTAACGGACATTCCGCTGACGATGACTAATTCCGATACAGAAATCCCTATTACGGTTAATATTACTACTACATATCCGTGGATAAAAGTTGTAGATAGAGTAACGGGTAACAGTTTAAAGTATCCAGAAGGAAATATAGTTTTAGCCCCAACGAGTAGTAACATAGTATTAGTCAAAATTGATTTACCACCAGAAATAGAAAATATTCCAGAAACAATAGTTACACCGACACCTTTAATTAATATTCAATTATTATCAGGTAGTTTTTTAATCACATCATCACAAAGTACTACAGAACAAACAACTGACGGTGCAAAAGAACCAGATAAACCAAGAGTTGAAGGTCAAACTACGTCTATGGGTGCAGCAAATACAGGCGGTACAGGCGGTACAGACGCATCATCACCAGCTCTAGTCTAAGAGAATATAACATGAGCCATAGAATATTTGTAAATACACAAAATGAAACATACAGAAAAGTAGTGTCCAATGTACAAGGTCCATTTATGGGTCTTGGCATACCTACAGAATTAAGTGATGATGAACGTAGTGAACTTCAACAACAAGCTTATGAAGTGTATTTTAGTTCTTCTGATTTACGAGAAAAACAACGTAAGATAAAAATTATATATGATAGTTTAACCGACCCCAAATTCTTTGGCGATGGTGCGGTTAAAATTGATAAAGTACAAAAATATATTGATGATATAAAACTAGAAGCAGAAAGAACAAGATTAACATCAGGAGATACTGCTGTATCGTTTGCCGTTGGTTTATTGGGATTGTTTGGAGGAGGTATAATTGGTGCTTCACAATTAACACAACTGTTTACTAGTTTTAGACAAGCAGGAAGAGAAGATAACGCCGCTCCGTGGAAGATGACGCGTGCAGACTTCCCAAATATCACCGCACAAGCAATTCAAAATTCATCCACTCGTAGGTCGATTGAAAGACTGTATGACGACCGGGGTGGTTTCAAAACATTCGATGTTAAAACTGAAGAAGCTATTGCACTACTTGTCCGTGAAGCATTAGCGGATGCACTGTTCTGTACCACAAACCCAAGTGGAACCGCTACCACATCACCAGAACATCCTGGTCCTGGTGGGAATGGAAATGCCGAAAAGTGGAAAAGTAAGGATGCATTAAAACGCCATTTCCCATTTAAACAAGAAACTACCGGTACAGATAAAATTGAACGCACATATGTAAATGCGTTAGTGTATCTCAGAGCATATATTCAGTTAATTGATAATATTTTAAATCTACAACAGCAATCATTATCGCGTTCACCTGATGCAGAAGAAGCACTAATCAGTATTCCTATTAATATTAGTTTATCTACTGCTAACGTTCAACTATTTAGTGCGCTCTCCGCTACCGCTCGTCAGGTAGTTCGAGAAAAAGTCTTAACATTCTTTGATGAAAACAGAGAGTATAAGACATTACTTAACTTCGGTAACGATAGACAATATGTTGCTGAGGCATGGCGTATCGCTCCAAAAGATACTGGGTCTGTACAATTAAAACTTACCAGACCTCTTGATACGGATATTGCTACAGACACCCCTTCCTTTATCAGTAGAGAAATTGCAGAAACAGTAGTTGATATTGTTAATTTTGCACTAGGGCCGCTACGAGACACTACCCCATACCTACGCCCATATAATATCGACTCCAGAAATTATATAGATGGTAAGATGTTTGCAACCAACACGACTTTGACCAGTCTAGGTTTAGCAACAGGATCAGAAGGCGCAATCATTAATGGTACAACAATTTCATTTGACGATACGGTGTTCCGTCGTTGGTTTACCGGTGACTTCAAATCGTCAGAACTTAATATTGAATTCACCGACTACAACAATTTTGTACATTTCGGGTCTGCCTATAAGAGACTTCAAGCATTCAACGAAAAACTTATAAAGATTGATGAATTGACATCGGCAAGTATTTCGTCAAGTGTATCAAGTAGTACTATATCTCTAAAATTTAAGGCACGAGAAAAAGAAAACATCATCAGAAATTTTGACCCATACGAACAATTCTTGTATTACGCAACTGGGTCTACAGCATATTCTGCTAGTGCGTTTTATGTAAACAACGAAGTAGAATATAATGCTACGGGATCGTGGCCAAAGCAAGTAGATGGAACACCATATAGTCCATATAGTACTATCGCTACAAACTGGTTGACGGCACAATCTGCTATCGCTCAACGATACGACGATAATAATCCAAATTATCTTACACTGAACTTACCACGATATATCCGAGAAGATACAGATTCCACTGATTTCTTAACTTTATTTGAAATGGTTGGTCACTTAGTAGATAATATCAAGGTATACATCGATCAATTTCCAAATATTTATTCAACGAATATCAATCCATTAGAAGAATTGTCGATGGACCAAGTATATGAAGTTGCACAATCATTTGGGTTGAAGCTACCTAATGTGTACGCACTTGAAAATCTACAAACATTCAATGCACAGTTTGCTGGTGAAAGTGGGTCACGGTCCTATGTGGCAGAAACCTGGAAGCGATTCCTTCACAGTATGGTGTACTTTAATAAAACAAAGGGGTCACGCACCTCATTTGACGCGTTGCTAAACACATATGGTATTAACTCGCCAGTTCTACAAATTAAAGAAACTACAAGTCCATCGGCTGGAAATTATATCCGCTCTGACGAATTAACATATGGATTGACATTTACTGGGTCTGTTGATAATTTTATTCGAGTACCGTTTGTATCATCATCACTAACGGCATCAAGTGTTCAATTATCATTTAATCCAACACTTCGTCGTAGTTCTTCATTAGTTACTGCAACAAATTGGGCAATTGATTTAGTACCACATCCATCTACGTCAAAGTTGGATTATGGTAGAATTCATGTAGTCAGTGGGTCTGGTCGCACCATTATAGCAACCAGTAGTTACTTTCCACTCTTTAGTGATGACTATACCAACTTGATGTTACGCAGTCAATCAAGTGATATTTCAATTATTCAAACTGATGGTGACCAAATTCTGTTCCAAGAATCTGTTACCGCAAGTTTAGGATTACTATGGAACAGTACTACTTTCATTCATGTTGGTGGCTCGGGGTCAATCCAACTTGGTAATCAATTCGATGGTGTTGTAGACGAAGTGCGTGTGTGGGGAGAAAATATCTCAAATGATGATTTTGTATCACAAGCATACGACCCGGGTTCATATTACGGAGCAAACTATACCTCGTCATACACAAGTCTGTATATCCACCTCCCGTTTAGTCAACCACTGTCATCAATTACTTCGTCGGTAACAAATGAGAGTC